AGGACGCCGAGCAACTCGCAGACGTCCTGCGGGAACTGATACACAAGGATCACACGGCACCCGGCGGCGCGATGGCCACCGGCCGGGGCTCCGGCGAGCGGATCGACGCTGGGCGGTCGCTGCGGCGACACCGTGTCCTCGTAGCCCTCGGCGTCGTCGAACGCAAGTTCAACATCAACCAGCCGCGGGACCCAGGCGGCGAAGGCGGCGGCCAGTGGGTCACCACCGGTGGGGTGATCCGCGACGTCCTCAAACTCGCCGGAAAGATCGACCTGGATGACGACGAGGAACTGCTGGGCTCCGACAAGGTGATTGGGGACGGCGGGGCGGTTCGGCTCGCGCTCACCGAACAGAACGACAGACGGTGGCTGCGGCTGGGAATCGGCGACGCCAGTTTCGGCGGACGAGACGACGAGGGCGGGCCGTGGCGCGGCGGACCCGACCGCACCGACGCGATCAACGCCGACCGCAAGCGACTCCGCGACGAGCGGGAGTCGTTGGAGGGCGAATGGGATCGCCTCGACGCCGACCCTGGCGGAGATCCAGCCCGCAAGGCCGCGATCGAGGCGCGGCTGGAAGAGCTCGACGACATGGACACGGGCGAGGTCTATCCGTCCGGCTATACGGCGAAACTCGACCAGCCAGCGGCGCAACAGCTCCGCTCGGCATTGGACGTCGCCTTCGCCGAAGGGGCACGGCGTGAGGCCGAGTGGAACGCCCACTACGACAAGATCGACCGACTGGAAGCCGAACGGGACAAGCTTCGCGGCATGGGTCGGAAGTGGACCGCCGCCGAGGATGCGCGGTGGGATGCGCTGACCGCCCAAATCGAAGCGCTCGAAGCGAACGAACCCGTTCAGGTCGGCGGCAAGTGGGGGGACTACTTCTCCGCCGAAGGTTCTATCCCTGGCGAATGGGCCGATGTCCACTACGCCGTCTTTCTGGACGATGTGAGCTCAGGGGTGCGGGTTGACCTGGGCGCGACCCCGCACGGCTCCGGGCTCGACCTGGACAACCTCGACGACAACCGGGCCAGGTTCTACCCGCCAGAGGCCCGCAAACTCCTGCGTCTGCTGGCCCGCTACGCCGCCACATGATGGACATCACCGTCGTCGTCCCCACCATCGCGTCCCGGATCCAGCTTCTTGAACGGGCGCTGCGCTCGGTGGAAGGTCAGACGCTGCGTGCCGCCGCGGTCGTCGTGGAGCCCGACCACGAACGCCGGGGAGCAGCCGTCACCCGTAACCGGGCGTTGGAGAAAGTGCGCACCGAGTACACGGCGTTCCTTGACGACGACGACGAGTTGTACCCGCAGCATCTGAAACTGCTGGCCCGCCACGCGGTGCTCGGGAACCTCGACGTCGCCTACCCGTACTTCGACGCCGACCACGACCTCATCAACACCTTCGGGCTGCCGTTCGACCCGGCGCTGTTACGCAAGGCCAACTACATCCCGGTCACCGTGCTCGCCCGCACCGACAAGGTACGCCAGGCCGGCGGGTTCCAACCCCACCCAGATGAGAACGGCGACCCCTGCGAGGACTGGGGGCTGTGGCTTTCCATGCACGACCACGGGTGCAGGTTCGGGCACCTACCCAAACGGACGTGGCGCTGGCACAACGACGGGCGGACCACCAAGGGCCGACCCGATCGGGCATAGGTCCGGGGGGTGCGGTGATAGACGCCGAACTGCGGCACCGCGTCCTCGTGGCGCTCGGCCTAGTGGATCGTCACCTGCCCTACCTGCATGATCAGAAGACTCACGGCCGACCCGGACTCAAAGGCGCGTTAACCGGATCCGGCCGCAGTTGGTGGACGCTCCTCGACAAAGACACCGGGATGGACCCGGTGCCCGTGGTCGACCTGGAGATTGTCCCTGGGTACGTGGTCAAGTCCGGCAAGGCCTACCGCATCGACGGCATAACGTATCTGGTGGAGGATGGCACCGGTCGCCCCTCACCGGATCGTGTGGTGGAGGAGTTCCGTAGGTTCCATGACCGGTTGCCCGAAGCCGGCCGATACCAGCGCGGCTACGCCTGGCTGGCCGGCAGGAACCCGGAAGACTCGACCTGGGCGGAGCTGTACAACATCGCAGGGTTCAGGTCGGCGGCGACGGCCGGCGACGGTGGGGTGCGGATGTGGGACCGTCACGACGCCATTGTCGGCCCGGAGGCTTCGGCGGCCGACATCTTGTCCCACGAGTTCGGACACAACGTCTCCAGCGGGGTAGCGCGTCGGGGCCTGCACGCTGAGGGCGACCGGTGGCGCCTAGCGGCGCGACAGGACGCCGGAACGACCCGGCCAACGGACGTGAGGCTCTCGCGCCGCAGCGGGGTTCCGTCTGATCGACTCAACATGAGGTATCAGGCTGGGGCGGACTGGCCACACGGCGTCACCGAGTATGGAACGTCGTCGTCGACCGAGGACTACGCCGAGTCGATCGCCTTCTATCTGGCCGACCGCATCGGAACGGGCCGGCTTGATCCCGGCGGGCCCCGGGTGCCCATCTACTTCCGCGATCTGTTCCCGGAGCGCGCAAAGGTCCTCGACGAGGTTTTCCCGCAGGTCGCACGACGGCAGTTGGCGGAGATCAGCGGCCGGTAGCCCGTTCCACATTGAAGACGGTGGAGCGTGTCGTGCCGTCGGCGAGCGTCTGGACAACTTCGCCCCGGACCGCGGCGTCGCGGTCCTCTGTGAGGTTGCCGTTGGCATCCACAAGGATCAGCTTCTCGGCCACAACGTCTGCGTCTGTCATGCCATCCATTCTCGCCCCCGTGTCGGGGTACACCGCGCCGCGCGCGACAAAGCTCCGGGCAGACCACGAAAGGACGGGGTGAGCGGTGAACGATCGCACCGAATCGGGGCTGTGGGTGCCCCACGGATTCAGCTTCCTGCGCCACCGGGCGACGAAGAAGACCGTGACGTTGAAGACCGGCGAGCGGGCCCTGGTCACCGTCGACGACTCCGGAACCGTCACCCAGATCGAAACCGCCGACCGGCTCGACGCCATCGTGCGACCCAAGACGGTCACCGTCAAAATCCGTCCCCATCGCACGCAGGGAGCGTGAAGCAGTGTCGCGTGCCGACGAACTACGCGCGAGATACGAAGCCGAGATGGCCGTCCTCGAACTGGAGGACCAACTGCTGGCCGCCAAGAATGACGGCGACGTCCCCCGGGACCTCAAGCTGGAACTGAGGGAGGCGCGTCGGGCCTTTCGGGAGCAGCGGGCCGGCGACGCCGCCGCCAGCCCGGCAACCATCGAGGCGACCGCCGCGGTCGAGCGGCCGGGAGGCGGTAACTGATGGCATGGACGACAATAAGCGAGTCCTTCAGTTCCGGTGTGCACACCTTTGAGAAGGCCATCACGGCCCCGTCAGGCAAGGTCATTACCGCTGGCGGCTATCGGATCGGCTACCAGGACCTCTCGACCGACACAGTGGAGATCTTCGAAAACGGTCCAGACTGGAGCGGCGGGACTGGCATCGCAACGTCATGGAAGGTCAGCGGCCGCGCCAACATCGCCGGCGGGTGGTCCCTGACCGTCTTCGCCCTGCTGGAAGACGAGGCTTAGGCCAGAGCGTCTGGTTGGTAGCGGACTAGCAACTCCTTCGCCCAGTCCACCAGGTCCGCGACTCGTTGCCCCTTGCATTGGCGACTGACCCACAGCTCTATGTTCTCTGGCCGATTGTCATTGCGGACACCGTTCTTGTGGTGGACGGTCTCGTCGCGGGCGATTGGTCGGCCGAGCAGTTCGGCCATGACCACGTGATGCTCCAGTACGTAGCCGGTCTTCTGGGCATTCGGATGCCCCGGAGCAAAGATGCGGACATAGCCGTCCCTGTTGACGGCCCGGCGCTGAGACTTCGTCTTAAGCTCGGCCCGTCCGACCGCATAGTTGTAGTGCGTATTGCAGTAGCCATGGGCCTCGTGCGGCTTGTCGCAACCGATCTCCCGGCATCCGCGTATAGCCCGAGAGACAAGCAAGGGTCGCAGCTCCAGCCCCCGCTGGCGCTGCTGATAGTGACCAGCGCACAGCCCCCAAGAGTCACACGGCTTTGAGCATCCCTCGTAAGCACACTCCTGGCCTTTATTGCGGTAGACGCGCTGTCGCGGCATGGGTTGGTATCCAGGCAGCCTTCCCTTGCGGTACTGCGAATAATGCGTTCCGCAGAACCCCAAGGCGAGATAGGGCCGAGGGCACGGTTGGACCTGGCATCCGCCGGCTGCTTCCATCGTCCAATTATACCCTGGAAGGACCAGTGACACAGTGGCAATCACTGCCAGCGGTCTTTACGGCCTGACTCTTGAGAAGTTTCTGAATGTCACCAGCTTGCCGGCCAATGGGCTCGAATCAGAGACCGCCGTCAAGGTGCTGATGGTGCTCGACGCGCTCACCCCGAACTTCGACACCCACGACTTCCGGGCCGACGTCACCGCCAACGAGGTGTCCGGCACCGGCTACTCCGCCGGCGGGAACACGCTGACCACCACCGAGATCACCCTGTCGTCCGGGGTGCTCACCTACGACGGGGCCGACGTGGCCTGGCCCACGTCCACCATCTCCAACGCGATGGCCGCCGTCGGCTACTTCGCCCGTGGCGGCGCGGACACCGCCGACGAGTTGATGTTCCTGTCCGACTTCGTGACGCAGGCATCCAGCTCCGGCGGCACGTTCACCATCCAATGGGCAGCAGCGGGCATCTGGACCTGCGACTACACGCCGTAGGCTCCGCGGTCTGAACAAGCTAGGAATGAGGTAGTGGCGATGCCACTGACGCTTGACAACATCATTCAGCAGGACATCGGTAACTTCTCCGGTTCCAGCGGCAACGCGACTCTGCCGGCGGGTACGCAGGCGGGCAACGCCGTGGTCATCATCGTCGGTCTGCTGGGCGACAACGCCTCCGGCGGGTTTATCAACGCCCCGGCCGGGTTCACCCAGGTCAAGCAGGCGTCCACGTTCCTGCAGTGGAACGACGTGGGTGTCTTCATCAAGCCGAGTGCATCGGCGGATGAGACGTCGTGGGCGTTGACGGTCGGCGGCGGCGGCGGCCTGCAAACCATCTGGGCGGTGCTGGAGATGTCCGACCTGGACCTGGACTGGCCAGCCGGCGACATCCCGTACAAGTGGACGTACCTTTCGGGCACCGAGACGGCGGCCGCGACCATCCCGTCCGGCACCACCGGCGTGTCGGAGACGTTCGACGGGGTGGCGGTGGCGGCGTTCTTCGCCACCTCAACCGACACGAACGTGCCGGCGTTCAGCAGCTACGACAACGGCTTCTTCGAGATCGCGGAGCGGTCGGCGGCCACGTCGCCGAACGCCTGCGCGATGGCGCTCGCGGCGAAGGCGCAGCAGGTGGTCGGCCCGGTGTCGTGTACGGCGTCGGTGTCGCCGAACTCGTACGGCGGCGCCCTCATGCTGGTGTTCACCGGCCTGGACTCCCACCACGCGGCGAACCTGACCGCCATCTTCGGCGCCGAGGTGGGCACCGCCACCGGGCTGACGTCGGCGGTGGACGGGCCGGCGCCGTTCGACGCGGTCACCGGCACGCCGGAAATCGTCACCACGCACCCGCGTAGCGGCAGCTACGCGCTGAAGCTGTCGGCGAGCGCGGCGGCAGAGAACGTGCGGTGGCTGCGGCAGGACGCCCCCCGGGGCACGCTGGGCACCACCACCGACAACCCGGTGACGATGTGGACGAAGCGGCTGCACTTCTACTTCGAGGATCTGCCGGCAGCCGACACCGAACTGTTCTTCGCCGAGGTCGGGTCACACGCCAACGGCCTCGTGGGCCGCTACGTGTCCGCGACACAGAAGATCGGCGTGAAGATCGGATCAGGATCCGAGGTGCTCTCCGACGCCGCCATCGCCGCCGACCAGTACTTCGGGGTCGACATCGAGTACGACCCGCGGACCACCACCCACACGTGCCGGTGGGCGGTCGACTACGACGCCACCGTGGGGGACACGACCGGCGGCGTGGCGCAGACGACGGCCAGCACGGCGGGCATGACCGCCGGCGGTGTCACTGCCGTCGGCATCGGCTCCACCGCCGCCGCCACGTTCACCGTGTGGGTCGACGACATCGGCGCCACCCGGCACCGCAAGACGTACCCGATCGACGACATCCAGGTCCTCCCGATCAAGGTGGATCCGGCCGGCACCCCGTCAGTGTCCGGGTCGTCCACCAACTTCCGCACCTTCACCAACAACGGCACCCTGGCCACCTGGACGGCCGCCGGCACCCGCACCGCGCTGGACGACATCCCGCCGACAATCGGCGCCTCCGCCGACGGCCTGGCCCAGATCACCGTCGCCCTGACCGACTACGTGCTGATCCCGATGGAGACATTCACCGGCGCCCCCGACTACGCCCTCATGGGCGGGCGCTGGTACTGGGCCGGCTGGGCCAGCTCCGGCAACCCCGGCAACATCCAGTTCAAGCCCGACGACGGGGTCACCGAGTTCGCCACCCACATCGGCTCGGCCACCGACTGCGGTTTCGACGACACCAGCCTGATCTGGACGACGTACATCCACAACCCGTCGCCCACCCAGGAGTCCGCGTACGCGTTGACGCAGTCGAAGATGAACGCCTTGGCCGCCAAGTTCGGGTTCTCGGCCGACGCCAACCCGGACTGCGGCATCCACTGCGTGCTCTTCGAGCTGGTGGTGCAGCCGGCCATCGTGTACGGCGTCATGTCCGGCGAGGACGGCGCGTTCAACGTCTACGTCCGCCAGGACCGCCGCTCCGGCGCGGTCGTGTCCTACCTGGGCACCACACCGCCGGGCACCCGCGGCATGACGATGTACGGCACCGTCGACGCCGTCGACTGGACCCAGTACGTCGACCCGAACACCACCTACGAGAAGGCGATCGGGGCGGACAGCATCGCCAACGTGACCGCCATCGGGATGACCCCCGACCCCACCGAGTAGTTCCCGATGGCGATGCCGACGGTGGTGGGGGTGGGGGCATCAGCGGCCGGGCAGGCGGCGATCACCCCGGCCTTCCCGGGCGGATACACCGCCACCGCCGACGACATCGCGGTCACGTTCTGCGAAACGGAGAGCGGCGACACGGTGACCCCGCCGACCGGCTGGGCGGCGGTCACCAACGTCACCGTGTCCTCCGGAACGGTCACCCGGCTGTGGGCGATCTGGCGGCGCATCCAGGCCGGCGACACCGCCCCGACGATCGCCGACGCAGGCAACCACGACATCGGCCGGATGATCATAGTTCGGGGGTGTGTGACCACCGGCAACCCGTGGGACGTCTTCACCACCTCCACCGAGCTGGTCGCCGACACCTCCGTGTCGATCCCCGGCGTCACCACCAGCGCCCCTAACTGCCTGATGCTGTACGCGGTCTCCACCGGCCAGGACGGCTCGTCGTCCACGACCGCGTACAGCGCGTGGGCCAACGCGTCGTTGACCAACGTCACCGAGCGGATGGACAACTACACCGCGCTGGGGCTCGGCGGCGGGTTCGGCATGGCCACCGGCGAGAAGGCAGCAGCCGGGGCGACCGGCGCCATGACCGCCACCCTGGCGTTGACCGCGAACTTCAAAGCGTTGATGACCATCGCGCTTAAAGAGCAGGTGGCGGCCGCCGCTACCCCGCCGTCGACCTACCTGGTCCGCAGCCAAGCCGTGAACCGGTCCTACCACTACTGAAACGGGGCGCAGCATGGGCGCGGTCTATGTCACGAGGAACACCGTCTTCGCCGCGACCGCCGGGGCGAAGACGGTGCTGAAGCTGGTCACTCCCACCTCGTTCAAGATCGAGGTGCAGGAGATCGCCATCTTCACCGACGGGGTCACCTCCTCGGCGGTCCCGGCCACCTGGGACCTGTTCACCTCCGACGAGACCACCGCGGGCACCGGCTCCGGCAGCGCCGTCACCACCCAGATCAAAGGCCGCGTCCAGGCGCATGGGCTGACCGTCACCCAGAACCACTCCGCCGAAGGCACCACCTACACGGTGCTCAAGTCCGGGTTCGTCCCCCAGTTCATGGGCGGGCTGATCCTGCAGAATCCGCTCGGGACAGAACCCGAGTCCCCGTCCGACGCGGCGGACTCCATCGGCCTGCGGATCAACGTCACGGCCAACGTGAACGTTCTCGCGTGGATCCAGTGGGCTAGGGCGTAACCCTCATGGCGCGTATCGGGCGCGCCTTTCCGGCCAGGGCGGTCTGGTACCGGGCGCTACCACAACCCGCGGCCGGCGGCGGGGGACCGGTCGCGATCCGGTCAGTCACGGTCGGCACCAACAACGGCAGCAGCGCCACCGTCTCGGCCACCACACCGACGGACACCGCAGTCGGCGACCTGCTGATCATCATCCACGGCAACGATTTCCACCTCCTGTCGAACATGCCCACCCCGACGGTCACCGGGTCGCCGACGGTCACCGCGATCACCGACGCGGTCGCGGACGGCGGCACCAACCTCGCGCACATCAAGGGCTACTGGGCGGTCGCGAACACGTCCGGCGCGAACACGGTCTCAGTCACCGAGACCGGTACCGCCGACGAAGAGAAATGCATGGTTGTCTACGTCCTGACCGGGGCGGACACCTCCAACCCGATCGACGCCGCGGCCAACAACACCGGTACCACCACCAACAGCCAGGTCGCCCCGGCCGTCTCGCCGACGTCCAGCGACGCCTACGTCATCACCCACGTCAACTCCGGCGGCGGCGGATCGGCGGCCGCGTACACGTCGCCGGGCGACGTCACCGAGCAGTACGAGGTCCACGTCGGTGGGCTGTCCGGGGTCGGCGCCGTCAAGCAGCTGGCCGCCTCTGGCTCTACCGGCACGTTCACCTTCAGCACCGGCGTGGATTCGACCCCGTACGGGGCGGTCACGATCGCGGTCCGCACCGCCGCCGGCGGCGGGAACGCCACCGTCACCCCGGCCGTCATCGCCTGCACCACCACGGTTGGCCAGCCCGCGGTCAACGTCGGCGCCGCACCCGCGGCGACGGCGGCGACAACCACCGTCCCCCGCCCCGCGGTGAACGTGGCCGCAGCCCCGGCGTCAACCGCCGCGGTCACAGCACTACCGCAGCCGGCCGTCAGCGTGGCCGCCGCACCTGTGGTCATCCCGGTCACCGTGTCGCTTCCCCAGGCCACCCCCGACACGGGCGGCACGAGCGCCACCGCCACACCCTCCGTCATCGCGGCGGTAACCGCGCTCCCGGCCGCCGCCGTCACCGTCGGCGCGTCACCCGCCGCCATCGCCGCCATCGCCGCCATGACCAAGGCAGCGGTCGCGGTCACCGCCGCGCCACTCACCGTCGTCGCCGTCACCACCGTGCCCGGCCCGGCCGTCTCCGTCGGTGCCGTCCCCTCCACGATCCCCGTGGTGGTCGCGCTGCCCCAGGCGACCCCGGACACCGGCGGCACCGCGGCCACCGCAACCCCAGCCACCATCGCCGCAACCGTCGCTCTCCCCCCCGCCGCCGTGTCGGTGGGTGCCCAGCCCGCGGTGCTGCAGGCGCTCGTCGCCCTGCCGCAGGCTGCCGCCGGGTCCTCCACCGCCGCCACCCCGGCCAGCATCACCGTCACCGTCACCATCCCCGCCGGTGTCGTGTCGGTGGGTGCCGCACCCGCTGTCATCGCGGTCACAGTCACCCTGCCCACCCCGGTCGCGGGCTCCGGAATCCACAACGCCGACTCGCTGGCGTCGGTGGCCGCCGCGGTCGCCTCCGTCGCCGCCGTCTACGCGGCGACCCCTTCCACACCCGCCGTGTCCGCCGCCCGCACCTCCGCCGGAACAGTCGAAGGGTAGGTGTGCATGGGCGCCACCGTCTTCTTTGAAAGTTCGTCGGAACTGGCCACGCTGCGTAACACGTTCTCGGTTGCCGGCACCCCCACCGACCCGACCACGGTCACCCTGACCGTCACCGACCCGAACAGCGCCGCCGTCACGTACACCTTCGGCCTCGGCGAGATCACCCGGGTCTCCGCCGGGGTGTTCACCAAAGACATCCCGTGCACCACCGGCGGGGAATGGCAGTACGTGTGGACCGGCACCGTCGCCGCCTCCGACGTCGCCGCCGGGTCCTGGACCGTCTATCCCACCGGCCTGGGCAAGCTGTACGCCACCGTGGATGCGCTCAAGTCCCGGCTGTCGATCCCGCTGACGTCCACCTCGGACGACTACGAGCTGCACGCCGCCTGCTTCGCCGCCTCCCGCTGGGTGGAGCAGGAATGCGGGCGGACGTTCTGGCGCACCACCGCCGCCGAGGTCAGAACGTTCGAGCCCGACGGCCTGTACTGCCTGACCCTGCCCGACTTCTGCGACCTTGTCTCGGTCGCCGCACTGAAGACCGACGCCGACGGTGACGGCACCTACGAGACCACCTGGACGACCACCGACTACCAACTGCTGCCGGTCAACCCGGCCGCCGGCCCGGAAACCAGGCCGTACACCAGCGTCAAGGCCATCGGGTCGCTGACGTTCCCCCGCGTGTACGCGAACACCCGACGGGACCGCGCGCAGATCACCGGCGTGTTCGGCTGGCCCGCCGTCCCACCCGCGGTCAGGCAGGCCAGTTTGATCGTCGCCGCCGACACGTTCAAGTTGAAGGACGCACCGTTCGGGGTGGCCGGCTTCGGCGAGTTCGGCCAGATCCGGGTGCAGACCAACCGGGCCGCCGCCATGTTCCTCGCCCCCTACAAGCGTCACTCGATGCTGGTCGCCTGAATGGCCACCATCTCGCAGGTCCGGGCCGGCATCAGGACTCGCCTGCTAACCATCGCCGCCTTCGACGGCAAGGTGTACGAGAAGATGCGCGGCGACATCACCCCACCCGCCGCGATCGTCCTGCCCGCCCCCGGCACATTCCTGGTCTACCGCACCTCAACCGGCTCCGACGACCTGCAACTGAATGTGCGGGTGTTCGCCTCCCACGCCCACGAGGACACCGGCCAGGACGTCCTCGACGCGTTCATCGACCGCACCGGAGCCTCGAGCGTCTACGCCGCAATCGACGCCGACCCCACCCTCGGCGGCATCGTCGACTACGCGGTCGTCACCGGCGCCACCGACTACGGATCCCTGACCGTCGGGGCGTTGGAGTTGTTCGGCTGCGACTTCGTCATCGACGTGGCCATGTCGTAAACCTGTCGTACGCAGCTGTGAGACTGGGAACCGTAAGGGCCCGGCGGGTGCGCTAACACCCCCGGGCTGTGGCCGACTGGTTGGAGTCGACAATGCCCAAAGGTAGATGCTCAGTCGCCGACTGTGAAGGTGTGCTCGCCGCCCGGCAGTTGTGCTCGAAGCACTACCAGCGCTGGTGGAGCCGTGGCGCCCTGGATCTGGCTCCCGGTTATGAACCTCGAACACTGCAACAGCGACTGGAAGCGAAGACCGTCAAGGGGCCGGGATGTTGGACCTGGACGGGATCTCATGACCCCGATGGCTACGGCAAGATAAGCGTTCGGTCGCGCATGACCAACGCTCATCGGGTCGCGTACCAGATCTACGTCGGTCCGATCCCTGAGGCCTACGAGGTAGATCACCTATGCCGCAACCGGGGCTGCGTCAATCCGGCCCACCTGGAGGCCGTGCCGAAGCCGGTGAACATCGCCCGCGGTGAAGGTGCGGCCGCCAGGTACGCACGTAGGACGCATTGTAAGAACGGTCATGAGTACACGCCGACGAACACGCGCCTCAGCAGGACAGGTACCCGACAGTGTCGCGAATGCGAGCGACTGCGGACGCGTCGACGGTGGGCGGAAGACCCAGAAGGTATGCGTCGCCGAGAGCGTGCCCGTGTGCGACCTCCCCGAGGCCCGAAAGGGGAGTGATGAAGAAATGCGGATCCTGGTAGTACACCCCGGTCCGCATTTCTGAAGCAGCGTCAGCGTTTCGGACGTGTACGAAGGTTGGACCGAGGCGCTGCGCGAGCTTGGGCATACCGTCGCGAGTTTCAACTTGCATGATCGGTTGGACTTCTATTCGGCAGCCATGCTTGAGATCAGCCGCAGCCCCGACGGCCAGAGCCAGTTCCGCAAAGCGCTCACCGACGACCAGGCAAGGCAGCTTGCGGTCAACGGCCTCTTGTCGGCGTGCTACCAGTTCTGGCCTGACGTCGTCCTCGTCGTCTCAGCGATGTTCGTGCCGATCGAGATCCTCGACGTCCTGCGCTCGCGCGGACATCACGTTGTCGTGGTCCATACGGAAAGCCCCTACGAGGACGGCCGGCAGGCCGAAGTTGCTCAGCACGCCACGGCCAACATCCTTAACGACCCGACGAACCTTGACCGGTTCCCACCGGGCACCGTCTATCTTCCGCACGCCGTACGCCCGACCCTGCACCGCCCCGGCCCCTCGCTGCCCGAGCTCGAATGCGACTTTGCGTTCTGCGGAACGGCGTACTTCTCGCGTATCGCCTTCTTCGAGGCGATGGACCTTGAGGGACTCGACGTCATCCTCGTCGGCAACTGGCAGGCGCTGAGCGAGCAGTCCCACCTCCGGCAACACGTCGCACACGCCGACGCCGAATGCCTCGACAACGAGCGCACCGTCGACGTGTACCGCTCCGCACGCGTCGGCATCAACTTGTATCGCCGGGAAGCCGAACATCCCGAGCTCTCGCAGGGGTGGGCCATGGGGCCCCGCGAGGTGGAAATGGCGGCCATCGGCTGCTTCTACCTGCGCGACCCGCGCGGTGAGGGCGACGAGTTGCTTCCGTGGCTGCCCACGTTCACCTCGCCGGGTGAGGCGTCGGAGTTGCTCCGGTACTGGCTCGCCCGGCCGGGCGAGCGCGAGGCGCTGGCCCGCAAGTCGATGGAGGCGGTCGCTAACCGCACGTTCACGGAGAACGCCCGCCGCCTCCTCGCCCTGTTAGAAAAACGTCAGATGTCCAGATTAAGGAGTTGAGTCCGATTTCACGCATTCACGGCCGTAATGGCCGAGTCTATCTGGGCATCGCGTCCGACACGGCCGTGGCGACGCCTCTGCCGTTCCTCGTCTCGTGGTCCATCAACTTCACGGTCGACAAGTCCGACGTCACCGCGATGGGCGACACCAACAAGGTGTACGTGTCCGGCCTGCCGGACGCGTCGGGGGAGTTCTCCGGCTTCTACGACGATGCCACCGCGCAGACCTACACCGCAGCCGTCGACGGGCTGGCACGTAGGTTCTACTTGTACCCGAGTACGCTTTCGGCCGCAACGTACTTCTTCGGTACCATTCTGCCCGATTTCTCCGTCAACGGTGCGGTGGACGGGCCAGTGCAGATCTCGTCGTCCTGGAACGCGAACAGCACCATCGCCAAGGTGGGTTAGGTGCTGAAGTTCCGCCTGCGCGGCCAGGAACAGCTACGCGACCTGTCGCGTGACCTGCGCCGCGCGGCGGACAAGGACCTGCGCGCCGAACTGATCCAAGGGCTGAAGGCCGCCAACGAGCCGATGGTGCGCCGGCTCAAGCGGGCCTTCGAAACCGCGCGGATCCGCGGCATGCGCAAGCCCGGCGCGAAACGCAGGTTCACCGACGTCATCCCGTCCAAAGGTCTGCGAAGGCCGATGGCCCGCGCCATCGAAGGGCAGGTGCGCACCAGCGGATCCGATCCCCGCGCACAGCTGGTGTTGCGGGAGGACCGGGTGCCCGTGCGGATCCGGCCGCTGATCCCCAAGTTCGCCGGGGCGAGCCCGTTCCGGCATCCCATCATGGGCAACCGCGGCGCCTGGGCCTCACAGTCCATTGAGGATTCGTGGTGGCCCGTCATCCGTCCCCACATAGGCGACTACCGGCGTGAAGTTGAGCAGGCCGTCGACCGGGTCGCCGACAGAATCGAGCGAGGCTGACCGTGCGTATCCAACTGTCCGAACAGGACCGCAAGAGGTTCGACATCACCGAGGAGTGGCTGGAGTTCGACCCGCTGCGGATGAGGGTCCGCGACTCCATCTTCCTGCAGAGCGTCGGCTACCCGAACCGGGAAGACTGGTCACAGGCTCTGCGCGGTAGGCAGATCGTCGAGAACGGCGCGTTCGTCTACGAGTACGACGCCGACGGGCAGAAGAAGATCGGCGACGACGGGATGCTCGTCGTCAAGCGGGGCCCGTACGAGCAGTTGGCGTGGGACGCCCTCATCTGGCTGTGCCTGAGAAGCCACGGCGTTTCGGTCGCCTGGGAAGACCTCGAGTACGACGAGCGCGGCCTGCAGGTCCGCTACGACGACGAGGCCCAGGGAAAAGCGACCCCTTCGCCGATGGAGACCTCGCAGACCTCGTAGTCGAGTACGCCGCCGACATGATGATGCTGTTTCCGTC